CATCGCCATGATCTCGGCTAGGGACTCTCGGCCGCCGCTGTATCTCCGGTAGGCGGCGATGGCGTCGCTCCAAGGGACAGGCTCGCCCCCGCCGCGGCCGCCGCCTCCGGGAAAAAATGGCGCGTGACAAGCTCGGTCAGGGCCGTCATCTGCCGAGTGCCGAGCCGCATTGTGCGCTCGCGCGGCACCCCGGCCTCCTCCAGCACGGCGACAAGGAGCTCCCACTCGCGGCCGGGGGCCTCCTCCCGCCATGCCCTGTCCACCCTCATCATCGCGCCGACGGTGACATTGATCTCCCTGGTCTCGCCGTCGAGCCTCACGGTCAGCGGCTTGGCGGCGAGCGCGTCAAGGTCCAGCTCGCTCATCGCGCCCTCCTAGCTTTTGCACACAAAAAGACATCGCAAGCCTCCACTTGCGTTCTAATCGGCACGAGGGCTTGGCCTGAGCATAGAGCGATCTCGCAAGTTGGCGGGCTGGCTTGCCGCCATAGAACAATTGCCAGTACCCTCGCCTCGTGCGCAGAGGCTTGGCCTTGCTCCCTGCGATCCACCCCAGGTAGCGCGCTAGCCCCTCAATAAAGTCCTGGCTCATGCTAGTGATCTGCGCTATCGGATAAGCAATTCCCGACTTCGCATGTCGCATGCGTCCGAAGCTACCATCACCATCCCAGTAGCCACGCAGAAAGTCATTGGTCACCTTGCTTGGAAGCGCAGGCCACCTCAACTCACGGCCTTTGCGCTCGGTGTAACCGAGTTCGCGTAAGCGTTTGGCGAGGTATACCGAACGTAGATACCAAGTCGCAAGCTGGTAAGTTCGAACGGTGCCCCCGCCGACTATAGCTTGTATCTTGTAGCAGAGTTCGCTGTCGATTGGAGACACAGCGAGCTTGATGCCTGCGCGCTTGCATATAGACCCATCGGATGCGATGAGGCCGAGCGCCCAGGCCGTCTCCGTGGTAAGCGCGTGGTCCCAAACATCATAGACCTTCGTGCGCGCGATACCACTACAGTGCAGAGAGCAGTATCTGCCTTGGCCGATGCGGATATGGTGCGGTCGAGCAGCAAACTTAGCCGCGCAGACCGCACAGCGCGCTAACAATATCGGTCTCCTATACGCATGCTGGGAGATACAACTCTGATCCCATGAACATCAGCCGCGGGCAGGTCTGCGAGATCGGGAAGATCTCGAAGATCCCGTGGACCACCTTCTGCGAGTCGTAGTCGTGGTTGATCTCCGCGTCGACGCGGAAGTAGGCCAGCGGGAAGACGAACCACGTCTCCGGGTTCGGGTCCGGGACCCCATTCCAGTAGGGCTGAACGATGAGACGCTGCGCGTTGTCGCGGTGGCTCGTCCCCAGGCCGACCCGGAGCTCCAAGGCCTGATCGCCCGGCGCGGGCGTCGGCGTGGTCACACCGTCGTACATGGCCATCTCTGTCGGCATCAGGGCCAGGAACAGTGCCCAGTTGAGGCTCGCAAAGCTGCACTCGACCTCCACCGTCTTGCCCACCGTGTACATGTCCCACGGGTTGCGTCCCGTCTGGTGGAACAGGACGGGCGTGGTCTCGTCGCGGATGCGCACGATCACCGGCGTCTCCGCCGTCTTGCCCAGCTCCTCCTCCATCCCGGCCGGCCCGTAGAGGATTCGGGCTGGCCCGACCAGTGCGAACTCTGTGGCGTCTGCCATCTGCTATCACCTCCCTCTCATGCCATGAGTGCTGCGGTTCTCGCCCGCAGCAGGATGTCGAAGCTGATCTCGTGCCGGAACCGCTCGTCCCCGCCGAGGTAGTAGGGCTGGGAGACAGCGCGCATCACCTCGGCGTACCACTCGTTTTCATAGGTGCCGTCTCCGAGGACGGCCCCGGCCACATCGTTCGTGACTGCAAAGATGATGCGGGCTCGGTCATAAGCCGCCCAGAAGTCCGAACCCGTCGGCCCCAGGGTCAGCACCTGGAACCTGTATCGGCCGACATTGTGCCGCAGCGTCGGCTGCTGCGGGTCGCCCGGCTGCTCCAGTAGCACGCTCACCGCGCCCTCTGTCTCCACCGGCATGTAGCCGCAGTGGAGGTCCACGCCAGGCGCTAGCAGGGTCCTAGCAGCAATCCAGTCGAACAACTCTTGGATCAGGTACATCAGCGCATCCCCAGTCTCTGGCCGACGCACTGGCCCCACAGTTCGACATACTGTTTTCCGAAGCGGTCCAGCTTGCTCGACAGGAAGTAGTTGCCCACCGCCGGGTCGAGCGCGCGGTTGAAGTTCATCGGCACCTGGTGGACGCGGGCGGCGTAGGCGGTGTTGTACCCCACGATGATCTCAACCTCGCGCCAGCCAAGCCCTCTCTGGATAACTTCGTAGGTGCCGGAGGCCCGCAGGGTGCCGGTGCGGATCGGCACCGTGGGCGCGATGTTCACGCAGTCCTCCAGCACCCGCATGCCGACCCCTGCAGCGCACTGGCCTGTAGCCGTAGTGAAGCCGGCGGCCAATCTCTGCATCCCTGCCTGCCACTTCGCGAAGTCCCACTTGATTCCAGTTGGCATCAGACTATGTCGACCTCCCAGTGCCGGCCGCGGTCGCTAGTCCAGCCCTCCTGCCTCCTCCGGTCCGCGACCGCGTAGGTGCGGCCCTCGAAGACGATTCTGTCCTGCCCGCCGATGGCGAGCTCGACCTCCCCGCCAGTCGCCGGGTCGGTGTAGGTGGGCGGGATGAAGACCTTTGCAGAGCAGATGATCTCCTCGCCACGCGAGTTGATGACGCGGTGATTGTCGAACTCCACCCTGGCATCCAGGGTGAGGCTCGTCGGTGTGGCCTCTGCGAGGGGCTTGCCGTACTTGCTCAGGCCCAGGCCGTCGTCGCCGGATGGCCCGCGGAGCAGAACTATAGTGTGAATGCAGTACCTATCAACGTTCCTCATGCTGGCCCCAGGCTGGTGGCCGGCCGGCCGAAGGCCGTCCGCCACTCGTCAACGGTCTCGAACGGCTTCTCGCGGGCCGACATGCCCCGCAGGCGCGAGAGCTCGTCTTGTATGCCGAGGATCTCCGCGCTCACTCCCCGTTCCTGGTGGTGACACCTTGGATGCAGCGGTACTCGCACTGCATCGGTATAGAGAGGGAAACCCTTCGTGCGGCCAGTGAGAGAATAGACCCGACCTTGGACCGGGATGCACATGGGACAGGCGGTGTTATGCACGCTGATTTGCACTAGGTCGCCTCCGGCCTCGACAACTGCTGCGTGTACTCCTTCGGTGGCGGCGAAGCGCGTCGCTGTCCTCGCGACCAGTTCACCATAGGGGCCGAGCTTGTAGTGCCGACCCTTGATTGTGATGTACTCGCCGCGGGCGGCCCGCTCCATATCCTCCCGCAGGCGGTCCGGCACGTAGCCGCGCAGTCTTTCGGAGGCCGCGTCCTGGAGCGTCTGCTTGATCCGGCGGCCCAGCTCTTGCGGGCCGAGCCCGATCACCCTGCCCTCGGCGATGAGGCGGGCCAGCCGCGCCTCGCGCACGAGCCTCTGCTGGGTGTCTATCCACAGGCGGCGCGCGAAGGGCGCGATGCTCTGCACGCCGTCGGCGGTGTCGGCCATGACCCGCGCGATCACCGCGTCTATGGACCGCCGGTCGAGCAGGGTCATGCGCGGCAGGACAGGCATCTGATAGGCCTCGGCGGTGAGCGAGACGCCCTTGCGGTAGGCCCTCGGCAGGTGCTTCCGGCACCAGCCCCGCTGCCTCTCCTCCAGGGCGCGGATGATGGAGTCGATCTGCTCCAGGAGTAGCTCGGCGCGGCGGCGCTCGAAGGCCGTGGTGGCGGCGGCCACTGCGCTATTGAGTTGGCGCTCAGTCTGCTCGTAGAAGCGCAGCAGTTCCGGCACCATCTCATCAAACATCGTCACGTCAATCGGCACTGCTCACCAGCCCGCATCGGGATTGTCGAACATGCCGCGGCGGAAAGCGGCCTTGGTCCGATCGGTGTTGGCGACGCGGGCGGCCTTGTCGGAGACGGAAATGCCCCCCACAAACGCGCCGATCCCCGTCGCAGCAACCGAGGCCATGAGCTCGTCCGCCTTCTCGTTCAGTAGCTTGGCGGCCGCGTTCCAGTTCTCGGAGAACCGCCCGATCTGGAAATCGGGGTTGTGCGCGATGCGGCGCGCCCACGCGTACAGCACCTCGGCGGCGGCGATGACTTTGTTGCCCGCCCCGGCCAATATGCCGTTGATCTCTTCGTTGTGCCAGTACCACGGCTCGCCGGAGTACGACGGCCCGGTGTCCTGGATGGTGAACCTCACCCAGTCCAAGTCGCTCGTGGCCGGGTTTCCGCTGTACGAGAAGCTCACGCCGCGACCTCGGCCCGCTTGCGGGCCTTCTCGGGCTCGGCCTTCACCACGCCGCAGCCCTCGGCCGGCTCAATGGTGAAGTGCGGGTGGCTGTCGCTCCAGAAGCGTCGCCCGCACCTGCAGAGCGCGGTCTCTTTCACGTCCGAATCACTAATCGGCGAGACGCGACCGGATAGCACCAGGTTGTCGTGCGGGGGCACGAACACGATCTCGCCCCGCACATACTGGCGCTGCTCGCCCCTCTCCATCAGAAAATAATCCGACTGCACAGCTGCATGCGGCATCTTCCCTGCCTCCTCAGATTCGGCGGGGAGGGAGGAGGCGATACTGTCGGACTCATCCCTCCCCGCGCGTCGCGGTCGTTACAGGCAGATCGGGATGTCGGCGACGACCTGGTTCAGCACGCCGGCACCGGCGACAGCGTTGAGCATGAGGAGGCCCAAGTCGGATTCCACAATCTGGACATCGAAGTAGATGTGCCCAGTGTAGATGTCCTTCTTGGTGTCCTCCTCGCCCCTGTACTGCTCGATCTTGACGTTCGTCCCGGTGAAGCCTGCGCCGGTGTACGAGATGATGTACGCCGCGCTCGGCACCTCCAGGGACGGGGTCGGGGTCACGTGCAGCAGCAGCGCGTGGTTCGGCCAGATCCACCGGCCGTCCCACTGGCCCTGCATCGGCCCAACGTCGTGCACCGCCTCGCCCACGATCAGGCGCTCGATGTCGAGAGCCTGCGCGACCTGCGCAACATTCAAGCGCGGCTCGGCCGCGCCGAGGTTGCGGTAGATCGCGGTGATCTGCGGGCAGGTGCGCAGGAACTGGAACACCTGCTTGTTGACGACCAGCGTGTTCGGCTGGAAGCCCGTCAGCAGGTGCATGTTGATGCGCGCCCTGTCCACGTCGTTGATCGGCGTGGCGTTCGCGTTGTTCCACGGGATCGCAATCGCCTGGGTAGGCCACGGCCATCCCGCCGCGGGCGCCACAGCCGGCATCAGCACGTTCGCCGTCAACTCCTCGCGCTTGAGTTTGAGCCGCTGGGTGATGATCTGCACGCCCGTGCGCTCCGGCTGGTAGGGCCGGGTCGCGCTGGCGCGCACCTCGTCCGGCAGCTCGTAGCGATGCGAGTAGTTCCGGCAGTAGAACGTGTGCGAGTGGTCGACGTGGAAGCCCACGCCCTGGCTCTTCGTCCCCGGCGTCCGGGGCCGGACAGAGTCGGTGTTGAACCAGTCCTTGCGGCAGTATCTCACCACGAGCCCGGTGATATCGGTCGTCGGCACCACGGGCGCGACCTGAGGGGCCACATAGGTGTCCTCGGCGAGATACCAGGCCTCCGCCACGTTCGTCAGCGGGACGTTTACATGGACCTGCATTTCGGTTGGTAGTGGCATGTTATCTCACCTCCTTATGGTCCCACGTAGGTCGGGAAGGTCTGCCACGGGTTCAGCGCCTCCAAGTCGAGGGTCGCCTTCTCGTGACCGGTCGGAGTCGGCGACAAGACCGCGGGCTCGTGCGTCTGCCCGCCGACCCAGTCGCCAGCGACGGCGGCCACCGCGTGGCCGACCGCATTGGAAGCCCAGGACGTGGCGCAGGCCATCGCCGCGCCGATCACGCACGGGACCTTGCCGACGCGCGCCACCGTGGCGGCCTGCCCGGTGTTGGGCGCGTTGGTGAGGATCCCGCACATCTTCTGCCCGGCGCCGCACAGGCCGACGAGCGGGGAGTTGTAGGTGTCAGACCAGCAGACGATCCGCACGATGTGGTACTGGTTCGTGCGGAGGTCCTGGTTCGCGAGCATGGTGTGTTCGACTTCAATCAGCTCCACCGCGTGGGCCATCGGTTACCCTCCTCTCCCAAGCACTTCGCTGCGGTAGCGCTCAGCCAGCGCCGGGTCGTCCTCCATGACTTTCATCATGGCGTCGCCGGCACTCAACTTGCCCGCGGCCTTCTCGACAAGCTGTGACGCGCGCTTCTGGATCTCGTCCAGCGCGGAGCCGGCTTGCGCGAAGGCGCGCCGGGGGGTCCCGATCTCCGTGGTGAGGGCCTCGCTCACGCTGGCGCGCAGGCCCTTGGCCCACTGCGCGAGCCTGTCGCGGGCCGCGCCGTCGAGCGACTTGACGAACGCGATCTGGTCCTCAATCGCCATGCCCGGCAGGTCCATCTCCGTCACCTGCTCGCGGGCGCGGCGGTCGTCCTCCTTCGCGAGCACGTCGACCTGGAACTTCTTGAGCTCCTTGAGCTCGGTGTCCCGGGCCTCGTTGCTCTTCTGGAGGACCTGCAGCAGGAGGCCCACCGTCGCGGGCGACTCCTGCGCCGCCTTGACGATGGACTCGTACTCCTCGGAGGTGGAGGCGGCCTTGGCGATCTCAAGCACCTCGGCGGGGACGGACTCCTTCTTCACCGCCGCCTTGCGCTTGGTGCCGTAGTCCTCTTCCTCCTCCTCGGGCTTCTTCTTCGGGTTAGCCTTCTCCGGCGCGGCGTAGCCGTAGCCGGCGAGCGCGGCCAGTTTCTTCATCACCGCGTCGCCGACCGCGTTCTTCACCTTGGCCAGCAGACGGAGAGCGCCCTTGACGGCGTTCTTGTCTGCGTCAGAGAGTTCGGCTTTCTCGGCCTTGGCGATGGTCTCGAGCGCCTCCATCAGCTCGTCTTCGCGCTCGGCCTCGCTGTTGAGCGCCTCTTCTAATGCCAAGGCCGCTTCGTCACTTAGGGCAGCATCGGCCATCAGCGTACCTCCTTTCGGTCCTTCGGCCGACTTGAACAGCAAAAAACGACGGCGGTTTGCGGGCTTGTCGACGAGGGAAATTTCGCGGACAAACAAGCGCTTGAGCTCTGTGGGCTTGTCCTCGTCTTCGTCCCGCTCGTCTGTCATCTGCAATCACCTCCAGGCTGGCCGGGCCAAAAGAAAAAGAGGCCCGCGCCACTTTCGTGGTTCGGACCTCTAGGGTCTCAATTGGGGCTCAAAGGCCCTTTCACCCGGAGCTCAAAGGCCCTCTTGGGCGCACTTATTCGCTTGTCGTCAAATCATATACCACATTCCGAACATCATGTCAACACCAAGACGCAACTGCCACGCCACATCACGACCCGTCTTGCCTCGATAGAACCGGCCACGTCGCGCCTCGACTCATCCGGCCGGGACTCGCCATACCTCCAGCCCTACCTTGTCTCGCCCTACCTGGCCTCGCCTCGCCTCGCCAGGCCGAACCCCTCCTTCAGCCTTACCCTATCCTGCCGTGCCCCGCCTAGCCCCGCCCGGCCCAGCCTCGCCAGGCCCCGCCCTCAGCCTCACCTTAGCCAGGCCGCACCTCGGCCTGCCCAGCCTAACCTCATCTTGCCCGGCCCAGCCTTGCCCCGCCTTCAGCCAAACCCTATCATACCTTGCCACGCCTCGCCAGGCCCCGCCCAGCCTGGCCCGACCAAACCCAAGCCTTCAGCCTCACCTTGTCTCACCTGACCGCGCCTGACCTCGCCATGCCAAACCTCGCCAAGCCCGTACCCTCAGCCTCACCTTATCCTGCCCCGCCAGGCCGAACCCGGCCGCGCCATGCCTCGCCGGGCCGCGCCACGCCCTGCCAAGCCATGCCTTCAGCCTCACCTCAACCTGCCTGACCGCGCCCTGCCTAGCCGCGCCCGGCCCTGCCCTCAGCCTCACCTTATCCTGCCAAGCCACGCCTAACCAAGCCGTGCCACGCCACGTCCTCAGCCCCTAGCTTGCCGTACCGCACCATGCCGTACCGAGCCTTGCCGAGCCTTGCCTCGCCTCGCCTCGCCGAGCCTCGCCAAGCCCGGCCCAGCCAAGCCGAACCTCACCAAACCAGATCACATCCTGAAACCTATGCCGCCTCCCACCTCGTCACGACGAAGCGCCCAAAGCGGGGGCGGTAGTCTCCGATCCCCACCGACTGCCCGGCCTTCACCAAGATCGCGTTCGCGACCTGGGCGGGCAGCGTGTCCGGCTCCAGAATCACGAGGTGAAAGTCGAGCCGCCAGTCGCGGATCAGAGGGCGGTGCCGCATGACGCGCGCCCGCTGTATCCGGGCGGGCCGCCCGTCAATCTCATACTCCTTGACCGGCTTGCCCTTCTTGTTCAGCAGCGGGATGATCGGGTCGGGCTCCACGATCAGCGAACCCTTCACGCTGTCGCGGTATGTCATCTTGCCCCGGCCCTGCACCTGGAAGTTTCCCGCCGCCCTGACCATTGCCGCGTAGATGTGCTCGGCTGGCTGGCAGAGGTTCCCGTCATCCATGCGGTACGCGCCAGCCTCCGCCTCGTCCCCCGGCTCCGGCTTCTTCTTGCCGGAGAGCTTGATGGGGTTCATGAGGCCCGCCATCGTGACCTCCGGGAACCGGTGCTGCAGCAGTCCCGGCTCCACTCCCTCGATAGAAACAGCGATGCGCTCCATACCATGCCTCCTTTGTGGCAGTATTGGAGCGCATTATACTCATTATTGGGTCAACTGTCAAGGCCTTTTCAAACTTATTCGGTTTGGTCCATCTCAGTATAGTGCCGCATTGTTCCATCGTGCATCAGTAGGAAGCGCGCACGGGTTTGACAGCGTGGGCACTTCACATCGAAGAACACGTCACCGTCCTGCGGCCGTGCTTTGCAGATCAGACGATTGCACTTCCGACACTTGACTAAGCATAGCCAGCCCTGAGCATCCTTTTCGCGCTGGACGGTGACAATATCCTTAGCCCTCAGCACGTCGTGCCCTCCACTGTCAGGTGTTGACAGATCACCGGCACGTACCACGCCCGGAACCCCGCCCGAAACGCTTGGATCGCGAACCCCACGTCCTCCTGCCTGCCGCGGCCGTCCGTGCGCCAGCGCGCCCTCTCCAGCAGGTCGCGAGAGTAGAGGCAGGCCGCGCCCGCCATCAGGCACTGCTCCCTCGCCGGGTCCCGCGGGTCCCAGCCCGCCCCCTCCGGTCCCGGCCACGTCTCGCCGTGCGCGTTCACGCCGACCGGAAGGAAGTGGTCGGTGAGGCCGGCGTCGCTCTCGATATTCCGCAGCCTCATCACATTCCAGTACCGGCCGTCTTGGCTGTTCCGCACCAGGCCAGCAACCCAAGGCTTCCGCGTGCTCAGCAGGCGCGTCAGCAGGTCCGGCGGGACAATGATGTCCGAGTCCACCGAAAGCAGCGCGTCGCACTCCTGGCCGAGTGCGACCTCCGCCAGGATGTTGCGCAGGCAGGCGAGCCGGGTGTACATGGACACCTTCTCGCGGAGGCCCGCGCTCTGCCGGCGGTACTCGATTCCGGGCAGGCAGACGACGTTCACAATGGCGCGCTTCTGGCCTTCCCGCGCCATGATAGACGCGCTGGAGAGCCCGTCTGCGTCGTCCACCACCCAGGCCATGACATGGTCCGGCGGCTTCTCCAGCGCCGCCATCGCTTGGAGGTAGGCGTCGAGAGTCCAGCGCCGATGTATCACGCCCCCGATTGCGAGCCGCACAGCTCCTCCCATTCTGCTCTCGTCAGATAGACTGGTGGCGTGTCCTGGCCGCGGAGCATCGCCCAGGCCTTGCCTTCTTCTCCGGTCAATACAGGCCATGCATCCGTAATGCGAAGGTCGCTCAGTTGGACCGCGACAGCCGCTAGATTTAGTCCTGCCCTCGCGTACAGTGCTGGCCCCGGCGCGTTGAACCTGCCCGCGTTCACCTCGGTCACCCAGTAGGTGCCATCCTCTTTGCGGATCGTGTCGACGCCGAAGACGCCGTGCGGCTCACCCGGCAGCGCGCGCACCGCGGCCTCGGCGATCTCACGAAGCGGCTCCTCCAAGTGGAGAATAGTGACGCGGCTGGCCCCGGTGACCCCCGTGGGCGAGCAGTGCGCCATCTGCCAGGCCCGCACCTCGCGGCCCGCCCAGGCAACGAGCCGGCCGCGCCAGAAGACCAGGTCGGCGACGCAGTTGGTGCCCTCGACAAACTCTTGCATCAGCCAGTGGTCCCAGCCCAAGGACTTCGCACCCGCCTCCTGAAAGTGCCCCCTGTGTTCTGCTGCCCAGGCAATGGCCACCGAGGCCCGGTTCGTCTTCAACGCCTTTGCAGCACCATGCCCTCGCGATGGGCGAATCCATACTGATTGCGGCCAAGGTTCCTTCTGACAGAGATTCACGTTCATCAGCTTGGGGGTGGGTATGTCGGCCAATGTCCAGATCCGGTAGTTCTCCCACTTGTCCTGCGCGGCGTGCACAGCGCCCGGCGCGGGCAGAAAGAACCGCGCCTTGCCGGGAAGACGCTGGTGCTCGGCCAGAAGCAGCACTTCGGGGTCGGATTGTGGCATCACCAGATCGGCCCGCACCTTCTCACTCAGGCGCTCGATGGCTTCGGCGAATCCATCGCCGGCCTTCGGCACCAGGTGCCTCTCGTTCGCTATAGCCAGCGGCAACTGCCACGAATCGCAGTCTGTCCCGATGACGTAGTGCCCCGCCATCCGCAAGGCCTCCGTGAGAAACCGCCCGCCGGAGCCGCCAGCCGCGGTGACGATGATCCTCATAGCTCAATACCCCCTCGCGTGGACCACCGACTGCCTGCACACTTCTGGCGTAAGCAAGCCGTGTCCTAAGCAGGCATGGCATTCGTTCAACACACGGGGGTACCTCCCGGACCCATCGGGTGGCGCTGTCTCTTCAATCGTAGCCTCGCTTGCAGGAACAAACTTCGTCCCGTCGGGTCGCCAAACCCAGCGCAACTTGCCCTCGCCCTTGCAAAACGGGCATGTCTCATAGCTCATCTCATCGCCTCCTCGTACACCTCTAGGAATTGCTCTGCCATCCGCATGTCGTCGTGGTTCATCTCCACCCACTGCCGGCACCAGGATGCGCGGGCCTCGGCGTCATCCTCCGGCATGGTCAGCAGGCCGGCGAGGTCGAGCCGCGCCTGCGCCGGGTCGGGATACTGCTCCTCCATCGCGAAGTTGCTGTCCGACCACCGGGCCAGGTTCTCTTCTGATGGCTCCGGCGTCAGCAGCAGCGCGCCGCAGGCCATCGCCTCCAGAGCACAGAGGCCGGTGGCCGTCACCACCCGGTAGCGGTAGAGCACGTCCTCCGGCCTGGCGCGGCCGCGGCAAACGAGATTCTCCTCGCCCAGCCTTGCCGTGTCGCCCCAGCAGTCCACGCGCGTGCTGGCCGCCACCGCCCGGGCCGCCGTCATCTTCGAGGAGTCGAAGCGGCCCCAGTAGGCCACGCCCTCGCGGGCATCGAAGTCGGGCCGAAACCCAAACCGCTCCAGGTCCACGCCATTGCGGACCAGCACTGGGCTCCTTCCGCACAGCCTCCTCGTGTCCTCAGCGAAGCGGTGATCCAGGCAGACGAGACCCACCAGCCCAGAAGCCGGTTCCAAGCTGAACTCCCCGTGCGCTGTGCCGACGACGGGGGCGACCCGCCAGTCGGCCAGCAGTGGCGGCATGGGGAGTTGCACATTGACCACGTCCGGTTCGAGTTGTTCGAGTAGCATTCTGGTCCGCGCCGGATTCTCTGGCCACCCGCCCCAGATGTGCGCGGGCACGAGGCCATCCGCGTTCGACCACTCGTTCAGTTGCGCGAAGCCCCCAGCATCTATCAGCCCCACCACATAGGCTTCGTGGCCCAGCTTGCGCAGCGCGCGGCCGAGGGTGAGCATATGTTGTTCGACGCCTCCAAGGGCCATCACAGATTGTAGTAGCACAACTCTCATCGCTGTCCCTGGATCAGACACCAGCAGGCGTAGCAGACCTCATGCTCCAGGGGCTCTTCTACTGCCACCCACTCTTGCCTGTCGTTGTCGCGCCTCCGCCCGCAGACCGCGGCCTCGTCGTCTGCCATGGCGTGCACGCAGCCCTGGCGGTCTGGGCGCGGAATGCACCGCAGACGGGCATACTTGACAATTCCAGGGTTAGATGTTAGACTCTTCACGGAGGCCACAGGAATGCTCCTGTATCCAAAGAAGAGCAGGCCGGGATCGTTACATCCGCTTTGGAAAGGGGGGCGCAAAGCAGACGAACGGGGGTATATCCGGGTATGGGTTGGGTGCAGGCGATGGAGATATGAGCATCGCTTGGTGATGGAGAGGCTACTTGGTCGCCCGCTTCTTTCATCGGAGCTTGTACACCATAGAAATGGCGATCGCGGTGATAATCGACCCGAGAACCTGGAACTCCATTCGTCCAACTCCCACACCGCACAGCATTGGGAGGATGGTGACGTCGCAGCTTTCGGTCGGCCGCCGCGACGGCAACCGGCATGCCATCCTGACCGGCCCTACTACTGCAATGACTTCTGCAAGGCGTGCTACAGTAGGAAAAGCGCCCGCGATTGGGCGCTCGCACATCCAGAACAAAAGCGCGCCCAGAACTGGCTCTACTACCGGCGCCATCTTGAGAAAGAGCGGGCCAGGGGCAGAGAGAAAAGTCACCGCCAGCGTATACGAAAGAAGGCTCTCGCCGAGTCATAGCCTACGTACTCTCATCGTAGTGTAGTTTC